AACTTGCGATGCGCACAGAGGGATATTGTTTCATTGCTAATTCCGCAACACTTTCTTTCAGAATTTCATCATTTTTGATCATGTGATAAATGCCGAAATCGATCCAGACGAAATTCTCCGTATGAAACGGATTCAATTCGATTGCCTTTCTGAGCCATTCTGTTTTATGGCACTGGACAAACATGTAACCAATTGTATCTTTGCTCGGATTATTGGTTTTCACCTCGTATTTCGTGACTTGTGACAAATATTCGTATAAATAATTCTCGTATCTCTCGAAAATAACAAAGCGACATGAAGGGTATTTTGATAAATTTTCTTTATAATGTAAATCATACATGTACTGTTCGATAAACATGACGATGGGGAGATTAAGACTCAGAAGCTTGTTTCCGTAGTCAATGTATTTGTCGTGGCTTCTGAAATCAATATTATTAATTTTGGTCATAAATGCCGTGACAATGGTTGTGGGCATTTAGAAAATGTAGTATTATTATGTATAATATATTTTCTTCATGAATTAATTCAACGCTGAAATATAAAAAAAACGAGTTATTTATTTCCATATTTCATGTAATTCTCATCCTTTTGTTTCCGGTATTTCGAAATCGGTTTCCGTGGCACAATGAACAACTGCTTCCTTTCGAGAGAAGTATCATGAGTTGCTAGCGCGTCATCATACGTAATATTAACACCAAATCGCTTCGGCATTTCGCAAATGAGGTCTTCGTTTCGATAAGTGGTGGATAAGACAGTCGTGTATTGTTTATTCGTTAAATATGTGCTCGAATTTCTATCTGGAAAAAAATCAGCATCGATGGCTTTTCGTTTTTTATAATCCAAGTAATCACTTGAAGAGGTAGTCGTCATTTCTTTCTTTTATATAGACTGGGAAAAGATTATTCGACTGGGAAAAGATTATTCGACTGGGAAAAATTGTCTTACTTGAACCACTTTTGATTTGAATTTCTGAACAAGTTTTTTTGTCAAGGGGATACTTGTCAGTAGTCGGTCGTTATTTACTTGTTTTATATATATTGTAAAATCTGCCAATCTTTCAGTACAACAATCTACGCGATTATACACCTCTATACTCCCAATGTCCTTATTGGGAATAATGAATTCATAAAATACATTTACATCACTCTGACTGTGATATACAAACGGAAAAGGCCGTACAGAGGTTGTACCATCATTCGCGACATTTTTATGGCTTTTTTCACAAATGGGGTGTGATGCATTAATAAGCAATGGTACAATCACGTTATTTCCAGTATCGAGTATTCTTAATTGCGAAATATGGAGGTATTGGTTTTTCCCCTGGTTTAGCTCGATTCTTACTGATTGCAAGTCTACATTTTCCGGTGCACCATAACTCAGATTGATCCACACATTTTGATGACCCTCTACCATTTTCACAAAGCCTTTCTCTCGTAACGTTTTTTTTATTTTTCCGTAATCGCATTTTTCACAGTAATCTGCTTCAAACATGATCAATCTCAGGCTATCATAAAATTCCGGATTTTCGTCGAAAAATGCTTCCAAGAACCCCTCGCAGTCCGCGACAAGAACATTAAAGTTTAACTTGTATTTTTCTCTCACTTGATCTAATGTAAAGGATGAAATTTTGGTATCCTTGTTTTCAATAAAAGTTGAGCCATATCCTCCTAGACAACAATCCAATTCGGTCAAATCTAATTTTTTCTTACTGACGAACCCTTTCACAATGTTAAATGCGCACCCATTTCTTTTTTTGTTTTCTTCAAGTGCATCCCACACTCTGTCATCCGGTTCCACGACAACTTGATTGTTTTTATTGTTTAATTTTGAATTAATAACACACGAAACAGAACCGTACCGAGCACCTAATTCAAGAACCACATCGTTTTCCAAAATATATACATTCGCTAAATCTTGCTCGTGTTTTTCAATCCGGTTTGTGTCAATAGGGACTCCTTTTAAATCTCGAATATCCAGTTTTGCCATTTTATATTTTCATGCGTATAAAAAATATAAAACTTTACCGAATTTAAACGTGCAAAACCTCGTTCGAATTGGCATAACAACATTCTGCGTAGAGTTTTCGAATGGCATCTATTTTGGACTCATCGATGGTTTCGTGTACAAATGTTGCAAACTCGATTTCGGCGCTTTTTTTCCCGGAATACACGAATTTTTTCAAAAATTGGCACCTCATTGCGAAAAAACCAAGAATACAGTCGAATTTTTCAAACACACGCGTGGCCACGTTGAAGAACTTGATAAAGGCGTCGGTTTCGTGCATCGTGTTTTTCACGTGTTTAAACAAATGATCACTGGTCGCGAAATATCTCCCGGTGAGTTTTATAATCATATCCTCGTCTTGGATATTGCATTCATCAATCACCTGCAAAATATCCTCCATTTCGTTGAATCCTTTGTGTGGGTGTTTGTTTTTATTATTGTCGGTATAGACCACTTTACAAGAAAAGTCGTCCAGAAACGTGGGTCGGTTTCCGTTATTTTCAACAATAATCGGAGTAATGTATTCCGGTAATACTGCCAATGTATTTGTGATTGCTTTTTTGTACAAGTTGGTTCTGAGAGAAACATCGTTATTTCCATAATGGTTTTCAATAGAACATGTTATAATCAAGTAACAATTGCTCATCTTTTGGTTGTGTTGTTTATTTATATTCAAGTTTATTTAATAAAAAATCAATTGTCGTTAACGGGAAAGGTTTTCTAGAAAATGTAGAAAAGTCAAGTATTGTTTTTTGGATAATTATTTTTTATAGAATCTTGTTTTTTTTCTCCCCCCCCCTCGTTTGGAAATCGCTTTAATACTTCCAAAAAAAGAAGTAATAAAACTAAACCTTAAATAGCAACAAATTGTTTGCATAATATTTTGCAACACAAACGATACAGCAAGGGAATAGCTTTATTACTCCCAATTCAAAGCAAATTAAATGGATAATGTTAAAAACGTAACGTGCCTTTCCACATTAGAAACATTAATACTTCTAATAGAAGTATTAAATTAAGAAAATTGATATAAAACAAATTATTTCGATATATTATAAAATGGATATTCAATGTATTCCATGCAATATGTTATTTAAAAACGATAAATGTTTTCAGCAACATTTGAAATGCCAACGACATATAAAAAAACACCCACCTCATGATCCTACATTTGTGTGCGATGCGTGTGGGAAAAAATATTGCCACCGCCAAAGCTTACGAACACATAAAATGTCATGTACCGAAGTATCTGTGACAGTAGCTCCAATAACATTAACATCCATTCAGGAAAATCTAGAACTGAAAATAGATGAGATGAAACAGGCATTCGAGAAAGAACGACAAGAAATGAAAGCCCAAATCGCCATGCTTCTGGACAAACACGCAGGAACAACTACAACTACAACTAATACCACCACCACCAATAGCAACAATACTAGTAATACAAACATTGAAACCCAAAATATTAATATCAACATTAACGCGTTCGGCAATGAAAATACCGATTACCTCGACGACAAGGCGATTCTCGCATGTATCGGACGAGTGTATAATTCCATTCCTTCTTTACTGGAGAAAATCCATTTCGATCCGAAGCACCCCGAGAATCACAACATCAAAATCACCAACCGGAAACTACCCTATGCTTCCGTCATGGGAAATAACCAGAAATGGAAAACAGTGGATCGCAAAGACGCAATCGATACCATGGTTAACAATAGTTATAATATTCTAGATGACAAATTCAAAGAAAACAAGGATAAAATCCCAGACTTAACCCAGCAACACTTCAGAGGGTTTCAATCCAAATTCGATACAGATGACAAGGAACTCATGAAGGAAATAAAAGCCGAAGTGGACATGATGGTTCTCAATGGGATATAGCCAATTTGCTCATTATTTTTTCCTTCCTTATTGTGTGTATCTTACTGTCTTATCTCTTTACTGATTTTTCCGAAGACTTCACATGGTCTCAATTTGTTTGATTGGTACCATGATTTTCATTTTGCACGTTTCATTTTGCACGAAAGACCGTGTTTTAGAAGAAACGACGTGATTCATATGGATCCTTTGGAATATATGACAGATGGGAATGCAAAAGCCGTTCAAAATACAAACTCTTCTCCAGAGGGAAAAATGGGTTCGGTCATGATAAATGACGATTTCCCCTGTAGCAATTAGGATCAAAAACTTAAGGAAGGTTGAAGTTAATATCCAATGTTAACCGCAAAATCTCGAACTTTCTGTACTGTAAAATTACTAGGTCTTGGTAAATTTGGATAGTAATGTTTCCACAAGTCGGAAATAGTCCAGAAATTCCTAACCCTAACCCTACAAATCATAAACAGTATTGAAAATCAAACTAAAACTATAATCACAATCATCCATCACAATAGGATTACCGTATGCGTCGAGCAAAGAAATTCGCAAACGATTGATATCCACCGGTCCGAAATATTTTCGCGGGACACATTGTAAAGAAAGAGGTTCCACTTTCGAATGATATGACAAGCTTTGTAATGTTTGAAAACTGAGGCGAGCTAGAATAGAAGGCGGCATGGAAATTTGAGAGAAAGCGGGTTCGAAACACAATGACGATCTATTCTGATAATCTTCTACTGCCAAATAAAAATAAGTCAAATCTAGAAAAGGATTCGGTACTGTTTCTGCGATATACGTGATATTATGAAAATATGTTCTTCTTGTAAATCCGAGCATTCTCCCCATTTTCGCAAAATGATCCTTCTTATCCAACGCACCTTGCTTGTCTACCCGGAAATCCATTTGTATTTCCAATATTTTTGAAACATATTTTTTGGAGTCATCGGTGGTTGTCAAGACAATTTTCCCAGTATCATTCGGGTCAAATACAAATTCAATAAACATGAAAGGGGTATGTTGTTGTTGCGCAAATAGTACATTGAATGCGTCCAGGAGCTGAATTGTTGTGTAATATCCATCGGTCAATATGAAAACCCGTGTGAACATTTGTTCGGAAGTGACAACCGTAACGGTAAGATAATCATTTCCGAGAGAAGAAGATATATTGGGAATAGTCCCTGGAGCGATTTCAAATGAAGTACATTCTACAGAAATCACTTTTGGTATACGGTTAGGAAGCGAGATCAGAAAATCAGAACAGCTTGTACTATAATAATTGTTGCGAAATCGGCTATCTATAGTCAAACATTTCTTCAATGTTCTTGTATCGATAGGATTCAAAACACCCGGGAAATATTCGCTGTTTTGTGTATATGAAAATTGCGTAGGGGGTCTCGGTACCGTAATCTCTGATTCGCGCGTCGGCCAAACATCCGGTTCTTTTACAGGAAAACTAGAAGGAAGCTGCTGCTGCTGCTGATCTTGTTTTGGTATAGTTGTTGGTTTTTTCGTTGCGGGGATTTTATGTTTGACCAATAATTCTCTCGCCGATTCCAGAAAAAAGATCAAATCCCGTTTCAAATGTTTACCAATATGCCCACTGCTAAGAAGAAGTTCTCTCATTTCCTTTTCTTTCACGTTTAATTCATCGGCAGTATATACTTGATTGGGATCTAATCGGAAAAAACTTTCGAGATCGGCTATTCCATAATGAGTAATGTCTAAATCCAAATTCGCCATATACAAGGGTTTATAGTTTGTATTTAGACAAATAAATTAGAAATCTAATATATAACCATTAATTCGCATGGCGTGTTGTAATCAATATCATCCCCCCTCTCCTCCGAATCATCACCATTCTCCGGAAGTGTGCAGTCCGCAATGTGCTCAATGTAAGAGTAAAAAACTCAGAAAGGTTAGTCCTTCCTTGTTCACGTTATTCACCACCAGTAAAAATATCAGTTTTCCGAAATCGAATGAAATATTATGTCAAGTGTCTTCCGCAACTGGAGAGAATGTAAAAACCATGGAAGGATTTAAAACATGTGTATTAACGTTCCATAGTCCTACGTTTGTTGCAGATTATGTATCGAACATCGAAAAAAGGTATTCTACGATAAAACTGTCTTCTCCCGACTTGAACTCGGAAACATACGGGCTTACATTTCTAACACGAAATATCGCAGGGAATTTACGCTCACTAGTGATTTTCGAACTAAACGGAAACGCAATCAAGACAGAAATAATGGGCGAAATCCAGTGGGAAACATTTTCAATGATATTACATGAAAATATGGTCACTGTTCTGATTGATAATTCGCAGTGGCATATTCAATATAGGAATGTTCTATGGAGCAACTCCATTTATAATGCTTTATTCAATGTGAATCACGACAAAACCGAGATTAAAAATATTACGTTTAGTTATTTTTTCCAGAATCCCAACACCAATAAACTCAAATATACCATTCCGAATAATCTCCCGATAGATACAAATACATTTCGCTTTGATTATTCGGAAGGGGCTATTCACGAATTGAGAGATATTTGTGGAGGTATTTATGGAGAAGTCGAATCCCCAATCACATTATATGTTCAAAATATGAATATCGCGTTAGGTCCAAATAATCGAATCCCCATTATTTCAACAATAATAAAATCAGAACAAGGATTAAGTCGTAATGCATATATCACGCAGGCTTATTTGAGTACGAATATTTTGATAGGTACACCGTTCGATGTACTTCAACAAGATACATCCTACAATATTCAAACGAAACTAATGGCAGGAAAAACTGTGATGCAACAATTGAGTTACGTAAATACCGATGGAAGTGGTCAAATTTTAAGCGATATTCAGGTATATATGTAAAATATAAAAACAAACAAAAATATGTTTTCCGTTTTAAAAACAAATTCTAACCGGTCCGCTTTAGAAACAGTACATGAAGGTAAAAAATACGATATTAAAAAACAGAACGGACCTCTGGGAGTTTTAGGTCCGAAATTGCAAAAAATCAATAATTATTTATACGAAGTACCGAAAAACTCGGACGAAGTATGTACTATCGGTCTTCCATCTCAAGTGAAAAAGGTAATTTCATTGGGTGATAATATTTTCACGATGGGCTATTTAAGTAATAACACCACATTATGGTTAGACACATTAAACATAAGTTCGACGTCGATTCCTTATATTTTACAAATCGGTCATATCCCTGATCCTATTAAAAACGAGAACAAATTAACTATTTACATGAAGGCTACTCCTAAAAACCAACTGACCAATTACGCCAAACAATTTATTATCAACGACATTAGTTACACTATATTTTGGGAAAACGGATTATTTCCGGATTTGACACTAGATTGTAATCCGGATTGTACAGAGAGTATCGTGAAACAGGAATGCACATTTCTTCCGAGCTTTGGCGAAGATCGTTTTATTGTTACATGTAAAGTGACCATTTACGGTATCTAATTTAATTTTAATATAAATAAATTGTATTAGAAAGGAAGAAGTAAAATGTCTTTAGCCACTTTGAAAAAAAAAACTGCAGCAAAGTACAAAAATTCGAGTGTCGCAACTCCATCCTTTTCTCTCAATGGAATTCACAGAAATCAAGGATATGTAGGGCAATCATCCGTCGGTCGTAATCTCTCTCGTGCACTGACTACAAGCGATGGAACTCTCAGAGGAAACGGGTCATGTTGTGGTGTTTACAAATCGGGACCCGAGTTGCAATCCGGCATTTCACAAAATGACTCGAGTAAAACAGTAAAGTTATCGGTATTGAGTCAAGCCGAAGTATTAAATCGTAGAAAAGGATGTGTCAATGGATCCGGAGGAGAAATAAATGCCGAGGGGATCACCCTTTTCTCGGGCTCTTCATGTAATGTAGTAAAAAACCTAGGACAACAAAACAATAATACACAGGGCGACTACATCGCATACTATCGACAGAAGAAAACTCAAGAAGTATTAGACTGTGTAAGTAGTATACAGGAACCGAAAACAACTCTGAAAAATTGTCTGGACAAAGTCGTACCAAAATGTAGTGTCTTTAAAGAAAATGCAGAATTGAAAGTCGCAATAAGCCAAAGTGATTATATTTTTAAACTGAAATCGACATGTCCCGATGCTACAAAACAAGGTTTATATTTCAGTCATACAGGAGGCACCGGCGTTGTTTGTCCAGGTGCCGACACAAAATAGTAAAAAATTGAATTATTCAATTGGGTATGAACGTATCCTCATAATAAACTCAAATGAATAATAATAATCGAAGCGATCCCCTATTGTCCCTGGAAGAAAATGCTTATCTCGTTTCTCTCAGTCCTAAAGAATATCAAGCGTATTTAATAGCGAAAGATCATTTGGGCATTTTATTAACTGTTCATAATACCAATGGGTTTTTGAAATGGAAAAAAGGATTACTTAAATAAATGATTAAACAACATTATAAAAACTAGCTCGAACCGCTCTCAATTCTTCTTTCGACAAAGGAGGGGTTTTTATCGGTTTTTTCCATGGTACTTTTACTGTTGGCTTGATTTCCTCCTTTGTGATTTCCTCCTTTTTGATTTCTTCCTTTGTGATTTCTTCCTTTGCGATTTCTTCCTGCGCAGTTCCGAGTTTTTCTCCAGTTGCATTGCACATGGCCAACCACTCGTCCTTGGTGATATTCTGTAGAGTTTTTAAACAGTACGATACATCTTGTTTTGTTTTTTTCCCTTGGTGTCGTGTGTATACGCAGTTTGTCATGATTATATATTTTTCCCATGGTCCGGTGCGCAGACAAAGAGCGTAGAAAGTCGATAATGCTTTCCATGAAAGAATGTTTTGTTTGAAACTGGTATGTTTTTTATATTTACACTGAACTGCTATAAACGTGTCCGTCGACGTTTCTACAACAATATCGATTCCCATATCCCGACGGATCATGTGTATTTTTCCCAATATATCGTCTGGTACATCTTTGAGTAGCCATACATTTTTGTAACCCTTGACGTTCTTCAGGTAAAGAAGACAAAACTCTTCGAAAATGTCTCCTCTAATCTTTTTACTATCCCGCATCCGCATCTCGCTGAAAGAATGCGCCGGTGCTTCATACCATTTCTGGCATTCTATAATAAACTCGTCAAATAAATTATTTGGTGATTTTAAAAATATCTTGTAAAGTTCTTCTTGTAGATGGTTCATTGTGAATTATATTCATATTGCATCTCATCAAAACGACTATATCAATTTTATATCGTAAAAAACAACAACAAACCCTCTGATCAAAATTTATATGTATTATATTATAATGATGAAATATTATTCTTATCCAGTTAGATATATTCCTAAGATCCTAACGAGAAAGGACCGGAAAAAACAATTATTCATGTTGAATAAATCAAAAAAAATGTATAAAAAAAAAAAATATTATACACGAAAAAAACTCGACTCTTATCCACATAAAACATCCAAGCATATTTTAAATGCACGAAGGATTTATAAAATAGATACGATTCATCCCAATCAAGAATTATCTAGTAAAACAGGATGTTCTATAGACGCATTGAAACACATTGTAAGAAAAGGAGAAGGTGCTTATTATTCATCTGGTTCAAGACCGAATCAAAATGCCAAATCATGGGGTCTCGCGCGTCTAGCTAGTTCAGTTACGGGTGGGAAATCTGCAGCTATAGATTTTTCTATTTTAGAAAAGGGGTGCAATCATAATCAAAAAGCGTATATTTTAGCCAAACAGTCGAAGAAAAAAGAATAAACAAATTCATTACATCATTTGTTTCAGTTTAAATTCACTATATGTTTGAGGAATACTGATAAG